CTCAGGACCAGAGCAGATTGTTTCTTTGGTTGAAGAGTATGTGAAGGCAGCGCAGGCTGACCATCAGGACTTCATCGTTGCAGAACTTCACAAGTTGGATGCAGCATGGTCTACTGGTAAGGTTCTCTCAATGGACATGCTGTTCAAGTCAACCGATAAGATTTCAACAACTGTTGCTCGCAGCGTTGGTGGAATCCGCGGTGGTACTTCTGTAAAGGCAATCACCAATGTCGCTCGTACCGGTTCTGCCGCTACAGTGACCGTAGGTGCTAACCACGACTACATTGCTGGTGACAGCGTAGTAGTTGCAGGCCTTACAAATACTGCCCTAAACGGTACTTACACACTGACTTCTGTTACTGCAACAGAAATCTTGTACACAACCGGTACATCCGGTAACATCGCCTCAACTGCAGATACTGGTACAGCAACTGCTGAGGCTATCAAGGACTACTGGAAGGCGTTCCGTACAACTTCCTCTGCCGCTGCTGAAGACATTGCTGCCGCGTTCCGTCGCGTCACCAACGAAATCTTCCGCAACTCACGCAAGCGTCCTACACACATCATCGCAGGCTTCACAGTCTACGAGCAGTTCGAATCATACCTTGCTACAAAGGGTCAGATTCCTACAGGTGGAGACTCTGTCAACACTCGTTGGTCTGTTCTCAAGTTTGGTGACCTCGAGGTTCGTCTCGACCCAGACTGCCAGGATGACCGTGCTTACTTCATCAACCAGCCTTCGCTACGCTTCGCGTACTGCGCTGGTGAGTTCATGAAGTCATACCCAGCACAGCCTCTTGAAGGCACACTGGACACTGTTGTCCCAATCGCTTCAACCATCCTCTTCGGTGTGGCTGAGCGTCGTGCGAATGGTGTTCTTGTCCGCACAGCCTAATCTTAGGCAACGCCCTTAGGGGCGCGGGGAGCCCTTCAGTCCTTCGGGATTGGGGGGTTTTCCCCATTCTATGGCCGGATTCTCCCCACCTCCGGCTACTAATGAGATGCTTTTATTGATGGAGGTAACATGCCCGGTTCATACCCACGCCTAAACAGAGGCGCGATTCGTGCTAAGGTACGCACGCTTACTGCTATTGAGTCAACCAACCTTGTAACCGATGCGCACATCAATAACATTATCAACGAGGAACTGCATAAGATAGTTAGCATTGCCGACGAACTTGAGCAGTTCTGGGTTTCACAACCAGGTGGCGGACCAATCCAAATTACTGAAACCGGTGTCACATACCGTATTCCGGGATGGCGATTTGATAACACTACTCAGTTCCCAAGTGGGCTGCCTGGCAACTTCTACCTAAACGCGGACAATGACACACCGCCGTGGAACACAACAGGCCTGGGAGTTCATAAGGCTGGTTACTTTGATAACTTCCTTGTATACGCCGCATCCTCAAGACTGCTTCGCGAGCAAGATGATGACTCCAAGCGCTCCGAGGAGTTTGACGCACGAGCAAAGGACATTGCTGACCTGCTTATCCAGCAAGAGTATGTAGCACACAACGCCGACCAAACTCTTAGTTTACAGTCAAACGACCCTAACTTCTTTATTCGCTTGTACTTCAAAGTCTTATACCTACTAAAGACCCCACTATCCATAGACAGCGATTACGCAAAGTCAACAGTTGAGATAGCGAGCGCAATCTACGACTCTCAAAATGAACTTCTTGGTAAGTACAAGTGGACAGGCTATGCTGGTAGTTTCTCATTCTGGAATCCGTACGGTGACATTTTCTCTTATGCCGCAGCAGCCCGAGTTGGTGTACGCTTTGGTCTGAGCGAGGTAGAGGTTGCCTCTCTTATGTCGGAGTACCAGCGCCGCGAAGACGCACTTGTTCGTGAGAAGTTGACCAACAACACTGGTAACCTAAGTACCTCAACCGCCGGTGCTATGGTAAATCAGGTTAGCGCTTTACTACGCGACTTTAGCACTGAACTTCCACAGAATCTTATTTATAACTGGATAAACACAGAGTATCAACTACTGGCTACTGAGCATGACTGGCCGTGGCTTACACAAGAGGCCTACATAACGGTTCCCGCAGGATTGTCCAGCATCTCTCTATCTTTCTTTGGTGTTGACTACTCAATCCTAAATGTGTACAAGGTGAAGCAGGATGGAAACGGAAACACCGTCGATGTGCAGATTGTTCCATCCGTACCGCATACCCTCGATGGTCTTGCAAACGCCTCACAGTATCGTTACGACATCACTGATACATTCATGAACATTACACCAACACCTACCGAATCAACAACCTTCGCAATTCGGTATAAGACAGTACCAGGCTCTCTTCTTACCGCAAACGCTGTCCCGCTATTCAAGTCAGAGTTTGCAGCGTATCTGGTATACCGCGCTGCTTATCTCGGTAGCGTGTGGAGTGACCAGGCTAAGAAGTTGTCTCCTATGTTTGAATCAGAAGCACAACGCGTCAAGGACATGATGTATCAGTACTACATGACTGACCGTTCAACAGAACCATTCAGCATTGGCGAGAGTGGATTAGAAACTCGTAAGTACCTACCATTCTTCAAGGCGGTGTAGTATGCAGCGTGTAACGCTAACAGACTTTATCGGTGGTATGGTTGAACGCATCTCACCTGACGATTACAACAAGGGAGAGTGGACCTGGCTCGAGGGCTTTGTGCCCGAGAATGACCGGACTATCCGCTCCCAGTGGGCTCTCCAGTCTATCGGTAACTACGGACCGGGAGATGCCGAGGGCGGCGCTAAAAGCGCTCGCAACTGGCTTGCCGGGGGAATCGACGGGAACATTGATACCTCTGATGTAATCTCTGTCTATCCTTTGCGTGCGTCAACAGGCGTGTATCTTGTTGCCATCAAGGCTAACGGTACCTTATGGTGGACTAAGGCTCCTGCCGGTAATGCTCCGTACACAGATGCTAATGCATGCGTGTGGAAGCGTATTGGATACCGAGCAGCAGACGGAAAGTGCTACGCAGTAAACAAGGGTTTTAGCATTTATTCGACTTATGACAATCAACCAGACATTGAAATCGAAAATAACCCGGACTATCGTTTCATTACTGAGTTGCCTTTTGAGGTATACAAGTACATCAAGGAACCACAGGATGCTATTCGCGACAGCGGTGGTACGATACTTGTAAATGGTTCGCATGTTCCGGCTGCTAATCCGCCGGTGGCTGACTGGACTGTGGACTTCACTAAGGATGCACTACCAGATACAACAACATCTCTAAATGACCTTGCTGGTGATGAGGCTAATCCATCGTCAATCGCGGGCCAAACAGGTTTCCCTCGTTCAATTGTATCGGCTGTTCTTATTCACTCCCGTCGTTACTACCAAGACGGTGTGCTAACTAATGGCAAGAATCATGCAACCAAGCGTACCGTCACTCGCTATCAAGTAACTTTGGCTTCTGGCGTATACACTGCTAAGATTTGGTTTACTGCTGGAACACTACCAGTATTCGTAGTAGGTGACGACATCAGCGTAAACGGCATACCGCATGCTAACCTAACAGGCTCATTCATTGTAACAGGTTCTGGCAATGATGGAAACGGCGACTTCGTAACCTTTACAACTAAAACCAACACTGTTACTGCAACAAACAACACAAACCCAGACCTATTTGCATTCAAGAAGTATCGCACACAGACTGCAGTAATTGCTTATGTTGACCCTTACACACAGACTGTCCGTGCTACAACATTCCCTAACTTCCGTCGTTGGCCGATGTACACAGGTAAGAAGACACAGGCGGATTTGTTCAAGGCCGAGTATCGACCAATGCCAATCTGGGGTGTAAGCAGCGCTCGCGACCAACTTATGTACCCATTCCTTGATAGGTACCCATTTGCTAATGGTACTATCACAGGACCGATGATTCAGGACCAACCAGCGGATACTACTAACTGGCCAGACGACGCCAATGTTGGCTCGGCTGGTAACTACAGCGCTAACCGTTCAGCATTCCCGCAACTTGTAAACTCTTTCCATCCTTACACATACTTGAATAATGACAAGACCATGCTTCCTGGTCGCGGTCTTATTCCAAGAGCGTTCGCTGGTACAATGTTTGGTAGTCTTCTAATCCTCGGTGACATCGAGTGGAAGGAAGATTCCTCTGGCGCATACCTAAATGAGAAGCGCCTTATCCCTAAGAAAAACCACACCGTTGTTCCAACATCTAACTCTAACTTTGGTCTTCGCGATGGTAACACAGAACCACACCGTGGATTCTTCTACTACTCACAAGATGACATCGATGTCTTTGACCCGCGTTCGGTGCTTCGTGCCTCTGGCACAGACACTCGTATTGCTGGTATGCATACCCTAAACAACAGGGTTATCTCCATCACAACAGCGGGTGGACCGGAAGACGGTATCGTATCCTTCTCCGGTAACTTCGGGGCACTTCACCCGTACACTCCCGGCGTACTTGCTAATCCTCTTGCGGTTCGTAAGGAACTTATTCTTGGTGGTGTGGGTACTGCGGATGCTGCCGACTCATACAACCACGGAAATCCACAGTCATGCTTATGGCCTGAGTTTGGTCGTGTTGCGTTTATTGATAAGACAGGTTATGTGTACACAACAGATGGTGCACAGGCTAACCTACTTGACGAGCGCTATCCGCTAATCGGTCGTGCACCGGCCTCTACTGTCAATGACCATGTTGCGGCAGTTGGTAAGTTCTTATTTATCTACCAGAGTGGCTATCTATTCTGTTACACAATCACTAATGGCCGTGGCGCATGGTACCTAATCAAGCGTCCAGAGGCTTGGTGGCAGGTCCGCACAGAAGGTTCAGGGCCTACACGACAGTACAATGTCATTCGCTCTATGCGCGGTGCTGGAAATGAGTTGTACTTTGTTGTACATTCATACTGGTTACCGTGCGATGCAAACTATCAAGTACTTCCTGATGCCGAACCGGTACTTGGTTCATCTCGTGTTATGCGTCTTGCAATGGACTGCGATGGTTCAGAGCGTGGACACCAAGACGGATACGAGTTGGATTCTCTTGATGTTGTGACACCAGTTCTTGGCGTAACAAATCAAAGCAAGAAGATTTTCTGGAGAATGGTTGGAATCAACTTCGTTGCCCCTTCTGTTGAAGGCTGTTCGCTGGTGGGTGCAGGAGCAGCAAACACTTCGTTTGCGAACGGAGGATACCCGGGTATTCCTTCCGGAGATGACCACATCGGTTTTGGGGCATTCCCACCCAACACAGCATCTTACACACAGGGATACTTCCAGACGCCATTCCCTAACATGAGTGCGTCTTATGTCCCAAGTTATAGCGCACCACTAAAGACATACAATGGTGGTTATCACAACTTTGAAATGTCTGCAGGTCTTGGACCACAACGCAACCTTATGGCGCGTTTCTCTTTCCGAGGAGATGTGGCTATCGAAGGTGTAAACATCTTCTTCACTGGTAACTACGACTTGCTGGGGGATGCATAATGCAGATTGAACGCGGATACTATCGCGAAGACGACATCGCAAATAAACTACACGAGACTGTAGAGTATCAACCTGAGTTGCTGGCTACCGGTCTTGCGTACACAGATAACCCAATCACTGGATTCTACACAAAGATTGGCAACCTTGTGCATGTCCGTATACGCGTTGAGTGCTCTAAGTTTCTAAATGGTGCAGGAGCATTTACTCCGGGTACTGGAACCTTTACCTGCACACTTCCATTTGAGTCGGTTGCTCACGCATGTGTAATTGGCGGTATGTATCACGATGCAAGTACAGATAAGCGTCACATGATTGTGGGTCAGGTCGAGCAGGGTAGTAATGTTCTAACATTCTATTCCTTGAACGGTCAAGTCGAGATGCAAGAATTGGACCACACTCACCCCTTCCGCATGGCGGCGGCAGATTTCTGGCACCTTGAAGGATGGTATGAGGGGATTATAAACTAATGGCAAACTATACATTCAGAGACATCAAGGACCGCTCAGGCGGATTCATGTTCGATGCAGCAAACACTGGACGCGGCATTGACACATCCGGTCAATACGCGGCCACAATTGCCAACTCTACCACACCTGGAGACCGCTGGTGTATTGCGGTTATTGACGAAGTAAGTACCTCTAACGCCACTATTGCTACTCAGTATGCGGTATTTCGTGAGTTATGGCCAAATCGAAAACTATTCCTTCTAATCCCAAGCGAAGGCGCTCTAACCGGACCAACGCCCGCAACCTCACCTAATGGCGAAGCGTGGAGCACTGGCCCGTACGGAGCGCTTTTTGTCCCACAGCAAGCAATTGCCGAAAGAGCCACCGGGTTATTCACCGGCCCCACCCAGGTAAACCGGGATGGCGGAGTTGTTGGAAACCGTTCAAACTGGTTTACGCTATGCGGTCTTGGCGTCCTTCCTGCGGGGGCTAAGGTTGGCCTGTTTGTAGATAACTCCGGCTCCATGACCACCTCAACTGTACAGGCGTCTTATGACAAGTTCCTGGCAGATGTTGCGGCTGCTGGCCTAAGCATTATCACAGTAACAAACGGTAATGAGGAGTGGACTGAGCCATTCAGGTACATGTCCGGCGTATAACTCCCCACCCCCGGCTATTCATAGAGAGGTAACTACTTATGGCATGGAACGATTTTCTTTACCAGAACACTGGTGCTGATGACTTCATGCGTGCTGCCCGTCAAGTGCAGGGTCAAGGGCTAAACGCCCTGACAACCGGCGACTTCTGGCAATCAGCGGGTATGGGTGCCCTTGAAGGCGGACTTACGGCAGCAATGCTATTCCCGCCAGCAGGTGCTGCTATTGGTGCCGGAAGGGCTGCGATGCTCGGAGCAAAGTCGTTACCAGCAGTAGCAAGGGCTGCAACAACTACTGGTGCTAAGACGGCAGCAACGAACGCGTTTGGTACATTTCTAAAACCAGTAAGCAGATTCTCAAACCCTATTGTGAATAAAGGACTTACTGGTCTAAAATGGCTTACCACCGCAGGGGCCGCTGGCAGTTTACTTCCAACCGGTGCGGCAGCCTCACAACCACAGGAACTAACTATGCAGCAGAAGACAGACAGGTCGAGAACCGCAATGCGTCAAGGTATTCAGGACATGCGTAAGCGCCAGCAGGAACAAGCAGCGGCAGACGCCCTGGCGGCTGAGCAGGCTAAACTACTACAGGCTCAAATCGATACTGCCGGTCGCGAGGCTTATGGTTCTTCTTTAGGTTTGGCTCAATCACAGTTTACTGCGGGTAAGAAGGATGCACAGAGAGACCTTCGCAACCTAATGATGCAACTCGGTCAGCAATACTCTGGCCGTGTTCAAGATACATCGATGGCAGCAGCACAGGCTGGTATGGATACATCACCAGGTGCTCTTGATGTCGGTATTGATTCTCTTGGCGAGGCCCGTGCTATCGGTGAGACAGGTGCTCGTACAGCGTATGCTGGTGAGATTGCCAAGTTGACACAACAGTTAGCGCAGCAGCGTGGTCAGGCTGCACTGGCACGACAGAAAGCCCAACAGGACGCAATCATGCAGGCCTACCTGGCCGAGCAGGGACTACTTTAGGAGTAAATGATGGCAACTAAAAGTAACAAGGACCCTCGTACCGTAGTACAGGGACTAAAGAACATCGGAGGCCTACTCGGCTTTGGCGCTAAGAAGCCGGTTCCTAAGCCAACCGTTGCTACAAGCAGCATCAAGAGCCCCGGCACATCCATCTCCTACACTACTGGCGCAAAGACAACTACTAAAGCAGCCGACGAAGCAGCAAAGCGTAGTTTATTCCAGACCCTACTTGGCTCTAAGAAAAACATTGCTGGAACAGTAGTCGGCGGTGCTTTACTTGCACCTCCGGTTGGTGCCGTACTTGGTGCTGGTTCTGGCTTATACAGTAAGTATGCAGACCTGTTTGGTGGCGGCTCTCCAGAGTATGACCCAACAAAGATTATGTCACCAATGGACATCTATAATCAGCAACAGCAGATGCTATCTGATTACTACGCCGGTAAAGCCCCAGACCTACAGGCCGACATGGACCGCCTCGCCCGCTTCACCGGTGCGATGGGTAAGGTTTCTGGTGGTGGTGCTGGCGCTGCTGGTGGTAACGCTAATGTTTATGCTCAGCAAGCACAAGCAGCCCTTGATTCTGCTGCTGCCGGTACTGGCACAGCCACGAGTGGCTTGACACCAGTTGCTGGCACAGTCGCAGCACAGGCCGATGCAATGCGCGGTAAGGGCCAGTCGCTTCAAGATTATCTTGCAGTTGCAAACCGTGCCGCTAATGCGGCGGGACTTGCACAGGGTAGTGCTGCCCGTGAGCGCCTTGCTCTCTTGGCTACTAACCAGTACTACAAGCGCCAGAACGCTGTTCAGGAAAAACTGGATGAGTTGCAGTTGGCTCGTGTTCAGAATCTACCTAACCTAATCAATCTACAGTCTCAGAGCATGATTGACCAGCCGTTGATTATGGCTGCCGAGGCTGCTCGTAAGCAGGGTGGTAACAAGTACCCTATCGAGACCTACATCAACAACCTGTTGCTAACAAAGTGGAATCAAAGTCAGAGTCAAGGAGGCTAAGTCGTGGCACTATCGGACTACTTCTCGCTGGTTCCGAAGACAACCGACAAGGCCGCGGAGGACTTCCTCCGTCAGGCTGGTACATACAGCACCAACCGTGATGTACTAAAGGCTCTTGGAGAACCAGATACACAAAAGAAGGCTGGAGAGGGTTTACTCTCTGGCATGTTTCGTGTGCTCGGAGTACCCGGTAATCTTATCCGTGCAGGTATTGCTGAAGGACTTGGCAGACCCACGCCGGAACTTGCTGCAACACAGGGTCTTGACCAGTTCCTAAAGATTGTAAAGGGTGAACTTCGCGTAGGCGCTGGTGACATCCCAGGTCTCAAGGTAAATCCTTATGACGCATTCCCAACTAAGGCACTGAAACTTGGCGCTGCTCTTGTTGGAGATGTCGCAACAGACCCAATCTCTTACATCTCCGCCCCAGGCTCACTAAGCCGTAAGGCAGCAGCCACTATCATTGCCACTAAGGGTGCTGACCTTACACGCGACATTCGCGCTATCGCACCAGCCTTTGCACCCACTAAGATTGATAAACTTGTAGAGGGCACACCACTTGCTCGCATTGCTAAGATTCAAGAGGACCTCGGTGTTCCTATCCTTGCCGGTCAGGATACACCGGCTGTTCTCCTGCAGAATCCTGTCGTAAGACAAGCAGTAGAGAACGAAGCGGTAGCCAATCACCTTTCTGAGGGTCTCATCAAGGGCGGGCGTCGTGAGATGCTCCGCCGTATGGAGGACCTAACGGGTTCCCGTGGGGCTGCTCTTGACTTATTCAAGAAACTTCCAGAAGAAGTACGCGGTGGTGTAGTAGTAACCGGTCTTCTTGGTAAGCCAGTAAAGCGTGCCGATGGCACTTATGTCCGTCTTACTGAGGGTACCGGTGAGAGTTTAGGTAAGTTTGGTGATGTTGTAAACCGTGCGCGACTAAACACATCTGTTGCGTTCAATCCACTTACCCGTATCACTGGTCGCGGCGGAGATGTTTACGCTGAAGTAAAGAGCGCGTTGCGTCGTAATGAAGATGAACTACCAGGTCGTGACCGTTTCGTAGACTTCGTTCGTACTCGTAATGAGTTGAATGCTAAGGCTGAGTTCCGCGCTGCTCTTCGTGGTAAGGCTCATGCTGTAACTAACCTCGTTGCTAATGCTGCTCAGAAGTATGGTGATGTTGAGCCTATCGTAGAAGATGGCGTAACCAAGTTTATTGGTACAACAGCAGAGCGTAAGAAGTTTGACCTTATGTTCTCTGAAGCATTCTTCCGCCCTTATGCTGTAAAGCAGGGTGCTGACCAGATTGAATCGGATGCTATCCAGGCTGCTGCCGAGTATCACAAGTTCCTTCGTGAGATAGCAGAGACCGCTAAAGAGTACGGCGTTGACCTCGGTGACTTAGAAGCAAAGAAGCAGTTTACACCGCTTATGATGACTAAGGATACGGCAGAGATTGTGGCTCGTACAGACCGTCGCCGTCTTGCAAGTGGAGAATACTCAACCGTGTATGGCCGTGACTCATTCACGCAGTTTGTTACTGACCCAGCAACCGCAGCCCGTATCGGATACACAGACGCCAATAACCCAGGCGTTGTATACTTGGATGCTCGTTCGGCAAATGAACTAATGAAGGAACTCAAGGACCCTCGCCGTTTTGAAGAAGACCCAACACGCATCATAGCCAACTACGCAACAGACCTTGCTAATCGTATTTCTAATCGACGCTTTATCGATGCCTTGCGTAAGTCAGGTATTGTTATTCAGGATGTTCCTGTTGTTCGTCGCCTACTAAACGAAGAGATGCGGGATACCATCCTTGCTGGTCTTACAAATCTATCTCCTGTTATCCGTGCTCGTTTTGAAGAGCAGGCTACAAATGCTCGTAAGGCACTGGCCGAGGAACTGGACTTCGATGGGTTGAAAGAAGTACAGACAAAGATTGCACAGGCTCGTAAGGACATCAAGGCTACATTTGATTCTGCAGAGATTGAACTCGTCAATGCCCGCGCTGCTTACACTAAGGCCGTAGAGCAGGTACGGGTACTCGGACCACGAGCAAACGCTATAAGCCGACGCATCAACCAACTACGCAAAGACTTCTTAGAGAATCAAACTAACCTAAGCGCATCAGAGAAGGCAGCCCGTAGCATCCGCGCTAAGTTGGGACGCGCAGAAGTGAACATGATTCTTGAGCGCCGCGATACTCGTAACTATCTACGCCGACTTCAGCGTCTTCGCGCCAAAGCAACAACACCAGAAGAGATTAGCCTTATAGATGAGAACATCGCACTCGCACAGGTAGACCTGGAAGATGCGGTAGCACGACTGGATGAACTGGCTGGCCAGCGTAACCTGACCGAACAGGAACTGGCAGCGGCACGCGCAGAGCGCGACCAACTGGTTTCTACTGAAGCCGGTACACAGGTGGATGCTACTCGTGAGTATGCTGATGCGGTTATTCGTATGAATGAGGCTGAGGCTGCTATGATGCAAGCCCGTTCTGTGCGTATGAAGGCTCGACAGGATTATAAGAATGTTGAGTTTGACCTTGCCATCGAGAAGGTTGACAACATCAAGACATTCGTTGATGAGATTCATGACAAGTACATGGCACGCGTTCAGATTGAAGCAGACATAAAGAAACTGAAGACTGCCGGTGCAACTGCTGATGAGATTGCTGCCCGTCAGGCGGACCTAAAGGTCGCTCGCGCTGCAGAAGTTGAGGCTCGTGATACATTCCGTGAAGTTCTGTCTTATGCATCACGACAGTTCAATGGCGTAGCAAGAGATTACGCATCATCCTTACTCAAGGCCGTCGATAAGTTGAATGACGAAGAGTGGGAAGCAATGAAGTTCCTAACATCAGAGAAGAAGATGCTTGACTACATTGAGATTGTTCGCACAAACGCTCGCGACAGCGAAGCCGCTATGGCCGCTATGCAGGACATGTACAATACATGGTCTAACATCTACCGTAAACTTGGTGATGGAGTATTTGAAGACATCGCTACTAAGCAGGCTGACTTACTGCGTCAGGCAAACCCATCCTTTATCCGTAATGAACTTGAGCCTTCTAAATTGGCTAAGCAGATTACATCGGATAAGCAGTACGACATTATCAACCTAAACGCTGCAACACAAGACCTATACGCCACAAAGGGTGTACACCGTCTTATGCAGCAGATTTACAAGTTAGAGAATGACCCTACTCCTTTCGAGAAGATTATGGGCGACTATCTTGACCCACTGCTTATGCTATGGAAGACAGCGGTAACCGTTGGTCGTGGTCCTGGCTATGTTGCTACCAACACCATCGGTGGTTTGTTTATGAACTATCTCGGCAATGTTAGTGGTAAGAACATGAAGTTGGCTGGTAAAGCGTTGCTTCGTGTAAACGAAAACCTGAAAGCCGTTGAGAAGGCAAACCCCAATCGCTCATTCTCAGAGAATCTATTCGAGGCAGAGAAACTTACATCTAAGCAACTCGGCAATGTGGTTATCAACGGTAAGAGCCTACACGAGATTCTTGTGGAGTTCTTTGCCCGTGGTGCTTTCTTTGATACAGAAACACAGTTCACTTTACAGCAGGTTGCTCGCGGTGGTTCATCCGTACCAGTTGAGGCATACCGTCGTACTGGAGCAATCCAGCGTGAGTTCGTTACCGAACCCGGGTCAAGGGCAGAACAAGCCTACCGTGACGCAATCAACTTTATGTTGACTAACCGCGTACAGCGTGCGCTGAACAACATGGCTCAGGGTTCTGAAATGTACCTACGCCTCGGTGCGTTTATCGACGGCTTTGAGAAGTACGGTAACTTCGAATCTGCTATTTCAAATGTGCACATCCTGCACTTCAATTACCAGGACCTTTCAGAGGCTGAGCAGTGGGTTCGACGCTTCGTTCCCTTCTATACTTGGTCTCGCAACAACATACCAGCCCAGTTGCGTGCAGCAGTTATGCAGCCTGGTAAGATTCAGCGTGCAATGTACGCAAACCAAGAGTTCCAGAATGCGTTCGGAGCCGAAGGCGACGAGTCGTGGTACAACCAGGTACTTCCAGAGTACATCAACATCTCTGATGGATTCGCATCCTCATTCAAGTTCGGCACTAACAATGTTGGATTCTTCCTACGCCTTCCATTTGAAGATGTGAACAAGATTTTCCAAATCAAGTCTGGTGTTATCACCCCTCGTGGTCGCGAACTTGCCAACATGCTTGGACCATTCACCACACCAATTGAGATTGCTTCAGGTGTAGACCTCGGAACAGGTGCGCCGTTCTCTGAAAAGGGTGCAACAGTTCCTGAGTACTACAACATCTTCCGCCCAGTACCAGGAGCCGGTATCTACCGAGATGCCGAAGGTAACCTCCGGGCATCATCCGGGTTTGCAAAGGGTCTACAGGACCTTATCCCGCAACTCGGCATAGCCGAGCGGGCCGTCAGCGGTCTCTCCGCTATCCCGGCTGCTGCTGGTGTGGAGATTCCTACATGGCTGGTTGGGGCGGAACAGCAGAAGAAGTCTCTTGCTGACTTACTCAATGTCTCCGGTATTGCTCCAGCGTTTGGATACTCAGCGGCTACACTCACACCACAGTCTATGACTGGTGAGTTGCGTCGCCGTGGCGAGCGCCAGTACGCGGCTATCACCCGTATTGCTGCCCAAAGTGGCGTGGATGTTGACTGGGTTCGTGAGCAACTGCGGTCTGGTAAAACTCCAGAAACCATCGCTATGCTTATCCAGGCAGGATACGGCAAGGCTAAAAAGGAGCAAGCGTCCTCAATGCAGGAGAGCACACGCCAGCGTTACATTCAGAACCTACAGGGATTATAACTCCCCATCCCCGGCTAACTATAGAGAGGTAAACATGGACCCGATTACAGGACTCGCAACGGCCGCGCTAACAGCGCTGGCTGGCTTCTTTGCGTACCTCCGTACTAAGCGGGGCCGCACGGCTGCTTGGAACTACTTCAAGCGCCTTGCCAATGTTGACCCATCCTCTGATGACTTACGCCAGTCTGTGGACAACATGTCACTGGTTGTGGATGCTCAGGGGCAGTCTATCAGTTGGCTAACCGAGCAACAGGAAACTCTAATCAATCAACTGTCTGCGTACAAGGAGGAACTATCCATCGCCCGTGAACAGTTGAAGGAGTTAGAAGGATTGCATAAAGAGAATACATCTCTAAAGAAGCGAGTCAAGGAACTCGAGGCACAGGTTGCCAAACTTGAGGCTGAGTTAGAACGCCGAAAGAAGTACACACCAAAGACTAAACGAGGAGAACCAAATGCCTAAGAGTCAAAACGGATGGGCTGTTATAGAGTCACAATCTGACCGTAACCTCACAGTTATTCGTATCCCAGGAACCGGCACACCGGGGATTCCGCTGCGCGTCCAAAAGGACTGCGCTGCTATTCTGGCTTATGTCGCATCTCGAGTACACAATGAAGTTTCTGACTTGCGTGAAAACAACAAGCCAGGAAAGACGCAGGATGAGGGCGGTTATAACTACCGTAAGATTGATGGTTCCACATCATTCTCTAACCATGCATCTGGAACAGCCATAGACCTGAACTGGCAGAAGTGGCCTATGTTCAAGCGTCGTATGACAAAGAAAGAGCGTGCAGCAGCCGAGGCTATTGCCGCTGATTTAGCAGAAGTCATCCGCTGGGGAGGGAACTATAGACCAGCCCGAGTGGATGAGATGCATTGGGAGATTGCTCCCGGTGTGTCAGCCGCAGACCTGAAGAAATTCATGAAGGCTCGCGGTATCAACAACAAGGGTGAAGTCAAGGTGGCTTCATCCAAAACCGCAATAGCCTAAGACTTAGGAGGTCTAATCATGGCATTTACTTATCCACCCTCAGGAGTGGCCGGAACATTAGATGGTTTGACAGATGTCACAGCCACCGGTGTATCAGTTGGTCAGTCTCTCATATGGAATGGTTCCGCATGGGTTCCATCTGGACCGTTCGGTTCCTTACTCTCGCCGCAGATTGTACAACCAGGAGGACCTAACACTTGGATTCCTCGCGTTACAGTCCTGCCGCGTGGTAACAACGCGTCCGACATCCGCGAAGGTCGCGCTCTGCCTTTATCGTTTTCATCAGCAGTGCGCCTAACCAGCATCAAGATTCCATTCTTCAACAACCTTGCGAGAACCGGAACTCAACCGTGGGGCGATTTATTCGCTAACCCGGGCTGGCAGGTAAAGGCATACATCTACGCTGCTAACTCATCGTCTGGCATGCCTTCAACTCTACTACGCGCAACTAACTTATCAACCATCAGCAACACCACCGATGGTGGCCCATCACAGGGCACAACAATCCTAACATTCTCCAGCCCAAACTACCTTGATTTAGCAGCAAACTCTACTATCTGGGTTGCCATTGTGTCGCAGCCGCTATTCGTAGCGGAGTTCCCAACAGGCTGGAACCCTAACAACAAGTATGTATACAGTTCTGGTACATGGTCCGTAAACAACTCAACTGGTGCATACCTGGAAAGCCCGCTTACCTTCTCTACAACAAACCAACTGGCTCCTCTGTCAAGTCTTCCAGAAGTTCCGTGGTTCCACGAGGAATTCGGATTCCCGTGGGGAAGCAACTCGCTACACTATCCAGCACCTCTATTCGACTATGATAATGGAGGCCCTGGCACTGCGGTAAACCTAAACACCTGGTCCGGATTCTCATCATGGCCGAGCGAAGGCCGCGAGTGGCCAACTGGTTCTGGTAACCAGATGACATTCCCGTATGCTACTACTGGCGACAGTACTTTCTTCTACGCAGCCGGACAGGACCCAGCATGGAACGCGTAACACCAGAAGTTTCTCCCCTTGCTGGTTTAGTTGATAAGGTAGAGCCAGAAGTACTGGCCTACTTTCTCACAGACCGCAAGCCCGAGGAACTGGCAGCATTCGCTGCATACAAGTCAAGACGCAACTATGCTCCGGAGGTACAAGAATGATAATCAATGAAGCAGCAGGCGCTGTTGATACCGGTTTCACCGGCTCTCAGCAGCCAATCATCCAGAACCTCGGACCGGGGGACATCCACTTCAGCACAACCAATCAAAATGTGTTGACAAATGGTTTGTACCTTCCAGCAGGTGGCGTGTACGAATTTCCGGCTACCCTCGTAGAGGGCGGCAACAAGGTATTTGTACAGGTTTACACTGGACATGGTTCGGCAGATGTACGCCTAATCAATGTAGGGTAAGGTGTAGTATGATTCTTACTGTCGAGGCAGGACCGGTCAACACCGGTCTGGATGGAACGGTTCGTCCGATTATTCAAAACCTCGGACCCGGTACCCTCTATTTCGGTCCCTTTCAGAATAACCTTCTGACAGAGGGATTGGTCCTGCCCGCCGGTAAGGCGTACGAGTTTCCCGCTACTCTGGTCGAGGGCTCAGACAGCCTTTGGCTTCAAGCCGGCACAGACAGTTGCGACTTACGAATCATCTTGGTGGGTTGACATGCCATTTTATGACATCTACGATAGCAGCGTTCAGAACATACGAGAACACCTACACATTCCCACCAACGCGGTTGATGTTTCCCCGCGTTATGGTAACTCAAACTCTAACATAGCCCGGGACACCGTGTTCCTAACTTATGTAACACCCATGATTAGTTTGAACATAAGTCAGATTACTATGGCTGTTGCCGGTCAGGGAGTTTCTGGTTCAACCGGTGCTCAAATGGGACTGTACACGGTAGACGAAAGCGGACTTACTCTTGTTGCTGAAACAGCAAACGACGCAACGCTATTCAATTCCACATTCGCTAACTTTACCCGTTTGTTCAGTAACACTCGTGGATTGCCAACAACATACGGATTGGTTGCTGGCTCTCGTTATGCCGTGGCTGTCTTGCACCACGCATCTACAGTACCATCACTTTACAAAGCGCACGCTTTTGTACCAAATAGTATAAATGTTCTGGAGCCCCGCATGATGGCTCGTAAGACTTCTGAGACGGGTTTACTCCCACTTACCATTGATGATGCAGAACTATCAAATACAACATCAGACCCGTGGGCGAGGTTATCATGAAGATTATCAGTATAGTTGAAAACAAAGATGGTTCAGCGGTGGCCACTATTGCAGACGATAGTGGAAACATTATAGGATTCAATGAGTACTCACCAGAGTCTCTTCCCCGCCCCCGGCTAACAGAGGAGGAAGAATAATGAAAGAGATGCTTATTGACATCAAGCCCGGAGACATCGGCTTCACTAAAGGTGGTGGATTCGTTGGCTGGATTATTCGCCACGGTACTGGTTCTGCCTATGCTCATGTGTTTGTCTACGCTCGCAAGAATAAGGACGGTTCTTGGGAAACCATCGAAGCGTGGCCTTCTCGTCATAAGACAAAAGACGGCACCCGTGTTCGCACCCGTACCGAACTACCAGAAAAGGTTATCCGTGTCTGGCGCAACAGCGCCGAGCAGGCCCTGATTATCCGGAAGTCTCGGGACCTGGTTGGCACCCGGTATGGCTGGGGCGAGATTCTACGAATCACTGCACGGTTTATCGGTATCAAGTTTATTCCAAAGTATGACAGCGCTGAGCGCGCTATCTGCTCTAATGTAACTATGCAGGCTGTGCTATCGGCGCGCCCACAACTGCGTCCAGTATTCCGTTACGAGTCTTATCAGACATGGCCTGGTGAGTTGGCGGATACTCTGGACCGCATCGTGTGGATTCAGGAAAGAGTCAAGGAACGCAAGGAGATACTATCATGAACTACAGCAAGCAGAAGTTTGAGAAGGTTATGGGTGAGTACAAGCGTGGTACTCTTCATGCTGGCAAGAATCCTAAGGGGCCTAAGAAGGCACCGAAGGCTAAGAATCGTAAGCAGGCTATTGCCATTGCGTTTAGCGAGGCTCGTAAGGCTGCGCTCGGAAGGATGTCAGGTAGATAACATGGATAGAATGGCGAGACTAAGAGCGGTTGTAAGCGGAGAGGCTACACCCGTGGTTGAGTCACGCCCTAAATCCGAAAAGATGATGGCTCTTGATAAAATGGGAAAGAGCCTACTAACTACTACTGATGTCTACAAGCAGCGTCATCGCGCTAACAAAGCAAGGAGAATGTCTTATGACTCCTAATCGTAAGAATGCTCTTCTCCGCATGGCTGGTGTTTCTGGCTATAATCAGCCTAAGCGCACACCGTCACACCCAACTAAGTCTCATGTCGTCGTTGCTAAAGAAGGCGATAGAGTAAAGACAATCAGGTTCGGACAGCAGGGTGTTTCCGGCTCACCCCGCAAAGAGGGGGAGTCCGATTCCTACCGCAAACGCCGTGAATCGTTCAAGGCCCGCCATGCGTCTAACATCGCAAAGGGTAAGATGAGCGCTGCCTACTGGGCAGATAAGGTCAAGTGGTAACATGGACATTGACCTAAATCCTTTTGATGGCAACGGAGTAAATGTCCCGGTACAGGAAGCCGTTGTCGGTGCACTGGCCCTTGCCGCTATGGCAAAGGGAGGACCGGCTGCCGCCCGTGCAGTCCAGGGACTGGCTAAGACCGGTGGCAAGGTTTACGGGGTACCTCTTACTACACTGGTAAAGACTCCTGTTCAATCTATCCGGACATACGGTCCTGAAAGTATTGGGTATAAGACACAAAATGTTGACATCCTCGACCAGGTCACTGCTACTAAAGACCTGCAGCGTCGCATTCCTACGCAACTACTGGAAGAGGGCTGGGTTCAGCGTAAGGACGCTGTAATCCCCGGCACAAACCTTGCGGATAATCTACCGGACGAAGTCTGGACTAAGATAAACCCAATTACCGGTATCTTCGAGGAGAGCCGTAAGGCAAGCGAGTTTGCTAACCTGTACCCAGAACTTGTCTTACTGCAGAAGAATGCAAAAGGTTCTAAACTACCAGCGCAGGCTATGCGTGATGCATTGAACTTTATTGGTGGGCGCCAGTTGCGTCTTACAAATCAAAAGGGTCTTCCTTATGGTGGCAAGTTGCGTGATTATACTGAAGAGGACTTGCCTGCTCTTAGCAATCAGATGCAGAATGCCTTTGTGAATAACACAACAAGAGCCGCCATGCGATACTTAGCAGACTATCGTAAGACATTAGGCGGTGCTTTTGACACACAAGCCGACGAGGCTTTCGCGGACTCTATGCGATTCTTTGCAGGTCAACGCCCTAAGGTAGTAGACGACATTGTCCAACTTGCTACCGCCAATGGTATCACCGACCCTAATGACATAAGTCTTATGCTTACTGCTTATTCAAGAATGAGCGGCGGAACAAATGCTGCTGGCGCCTTGAGCCGTCTGAAGAAAGCAGTCAAACTAAACCAGCAAGGGCTGAGCCTACCGGAATCACTCCAGTCAGTGGCCGGTCGCTTCGCTGGTAAACTGGAAGAGAACAAGGTTATCAACCAGGGTATCGATGCTTTGAATTTCGGTGGCGGAGGTGGCGCTAAGACGGCACGCCTCGAGGCTATTCTCAACGACCTTTACGGTACTGGTGGTAAGGACACTATTGTGCTTGACACTAATGACATCAAGCGAGCGCTGAACATACAGGGAACAGCCTCCGATACTATTCCTGACTACTTATTCAAGGAGCAGGCGTTCTATAACTTACTCAACGACTTGGCTGAAAGCCGCATGAACAGCGGCCTCATCAAGAATGTCCTCGGTGAGTACGGTGATGGTAAGGTATCAGCAATCCAATCAATGCTAAGAGCAAGAGGTGCATAATGAATAAAGCAACAGGTTTCATAAACCTATTCAAGCAACTGGCTAAGGGCGCTGAGTCAGTGTCTAAGTCAAAGGCTACTAAACTCAATCCTATCAGCGAGGACGAGGCACGACTTGCCGTGCTCTCCCGCATTGGTGAGGGTGCTGGCCGTATACGCGCCGGTGAGGGATTTACTATTGACCCACGGACAGGTAACTTTGTTGACTTAGGTACGCAGCGTGGATTCATGATGAGCCCTATCACTAACGATAAGGCAGTACAAATTCCGTGGAGCCCTAACATTACCGCTGATGACATTATGAATGCTATCCCACAACAGTACTGGCCACGCCTACAACAGGGTGGCTACCTCGGCTCTTGGGTAGACGATGGCAAAGTCTACATTGACCCTGCTGAACGCTACCTGACTAAACTTGCTTCTCTACGAGCCGGTATGAAGTCCGGACAAATCTCTGGTGCGGACCTGAAAACTCCAATGCCTACTAACTGGGAAACACAACCAAGCCCGTTCTATGATGTAACTAAGGAAGCATACGACGAGTTACTTCGTAAGCGTGCCATTCAGGCTATGACTGGTCTTGGTGGCGCTGGTGTAGTAGGCGGCACCGCCGCCGTCCTGTCTCAAGACTAAAAGCAAAAAACCCCACCGGTAATCCGGTGAGGCTTCGCTTCGGGTCGGTTCTGGTACTCTCCCGAAATTGGTTTTACAGGTGGCCGATTCCAGCCAACAGGTTGTTCACAATCACTGCTGTGTAAAGACAGATTACGAATCCTGCTGCTGCTGGGCGCTTCCAGAATACCCAAATAAGGAATGCGGAAGCAGCCGCCTTGAGACCAAAGAATGCATTGTAGCCCTGCTCTTCAATGAACTTAGCCATGACACCGTTGGACTCGGTTGCGCCAAGACCCAGACCAAGAACGGTCGAGAGTGCGTCACCGGCCTGTGTAAAGAAAATAGCAATCGATAACCAGATGGCAGTAGCCGTGCTGGTGTTCTTGTCTCGTACTGGGCGTAGTGTAAAGAATGAGCGAATGGCGCTCTTGATGGTAGTTGACATGTTTCCTCCTCGGACTTGTTGTGTCTACAAATACTATTGGGGCCACCCCGGTATGCCAAACCCCGCCCTGTATACGAAGGAATACTGGACGGGGCTGGCTACCCGAGGAGGCGGGTCAACCGGGATTACTTCCCGGAAGCCTTCTTCTTGGCCGGAGCCTTCTTGGCGACGGCTGCGGTCTTCTTCCCAACCTTCTTGGTTAGGGAATCAACCTTGCGCTGAAGTTCGATGTTCTTCGAAAGCAGGTCATTTGCTTGTTCAATAAGACTGTTGCGAAGTTGTGAGTAGTCCTTCTCGGTCTGGCCGATAAGCGAGCGCCAGAGATTAGAGAAGTAGACCTGCACAGCAAATAGTGTGCGCTTGGCAGCGATGCGTACATCGAGCAAAAAGGTCTTGATAATGTCTGTTAGGTTATTCATTGGTATCCTCCTCAGGGGATTGGTCGGTTTCTTCTGAGAGGTCTTCGTTCAACTCAACGGTTCCGTGGAGCATCTCTTCGGCCTTCTCTGACGCACCTGCAAGATACATCTGAAGAGCAATCTCAAAGCGGGCTGTAACTTCTGCCGCATACTTTGCTGTCTTCTTCTTGCTCTTACTATCGGTGCGACCAGCCATACCCAAAACCTTTTCGGCCACGGCTGGAATAATCTCTCGCGCATTCTCGACTGCAAGTTCAAGGCAGTTCTGTAGAATCACGAGGCTTGCGTCCATCTCGTAGATGGTTTGTAGTACTTCCTTAGCCTTCTCATTGGGAATGTCTTTACCTTCCTCAACTGACTTGGCTATCTCAGCAAACTCTTCTGGGTTTATCATTCGTCCTCCTCTGTCTTATTGCAGCCACAATCGCATCCTGGGATAGGGCTTCTTTCGGCGATTACACATTCATTGCACATGTTATTGCTCCTCGGTCTTGGTAGGGATTGTGCCAGTCTTATCTCCCACAGCATACACTGTGTGCTCCTGTGACTGGGCATTGCAGACAAGAGACTCGAAGTCATCCCACGATAGGATAACCACGACCCGCTCACCCTCGACGGGCTGACGGTTCTTCATGCCAGGAACACGCACCAGGCGCTTCCAGACAACGGCGACCGGAGTGTCGCCACCAGCCTTCTTCCGGGCTTTACCCAGAGTCTGCTGGACATTTAGGGTCTGTCGGGCCTTGCCCTCCAGTACCCAGCGGCGGCCGGAGATGAAGGCTTCAACATCGCCCTCATCATCCGAACCACCTTCGGCCAGTCTCCTGGCATTCAGACCTAAGGCCTGTAGCGCTTTCACTATCCAAGACTCATGACTTGTTCCCTGTTGCTTTTGCTTGCTCACAGTTACACTCCTCCATCTTCTTTTCAAGTTCTGCGATTCGTTTTTCGTATGACTTACGCTCCATCATTTCTGCTGTGTTCTCTTGAGGCGTTACTGCCTGCAAGTGTTTCACATTTACGCAGTTGCGATTAGCGCATGTGTGGTGGATTACGCTACCCTCTGGGATTGGTCCGTTGTGGATTTCCCATGCAAGGCGGTGGGCCCGCACTTTCTGACCCTTCCAACGAGTGACCCCGTATCCGCCGTCCGACGCGGCCTGCCAGAGCAGACATCCCGTCTTTGTATCTTTCTCAGAGTAATGGCGCAACTTTTGCCGCGCCGTGCCTTTGAAGTTGGGTTCTTTTGGTGCATCAGTCATCATCTTCCTCGTCGTCTTTTGAACCTAAGTGCCAAGCAGCCTGCTTATCAGGGTCTCCGCTTGGGCCATGAACCCATGCTGACTTTGCGTTCACGACGAATCGCGTAAAGTCTGGGTTGTCTCGGAAGACTATTCGTAACCATGTTGCCATAGTACGAATAATGGTTTCTTCATTTAGGTCTGGTATGTGGTCAAGCCCGGCTTCGCTCCAGATTGCGTGCATCACTTCGTGAAGCATAGTATCTGAGGCTTGCTGGTGCTTCATGTTTGGCGTAAGATAGATACGCTGGTGGTCATAGATACACACACCGTACTGCCCTTTATCCTTAGGATTGAGCAGGTGTACTGTGTAGTCTACCGCGCCTACCTTTATTTTCTTTGGCATGTTACTCACGGTCGCTCCTTATGGTTGATAGGTCATTCAGAATCTTGAATACCTTCTCAGGTGAAGTTACCTTCGGCGTATCAACTACACCATCAGGCAGCATTCCGTTGATTAGGCTGGCTAACCAAACGGTATCTGTGAGCCGCTTACGGAGAAGGTCTACACCTTTATCCGCACGGGCCTTGATTGTCTTATGGTCAACTCCGATAGTACGGGCCGCTGACCGGTAAGAGATACCGGCTAAATAGACGAGGCGTACCGCCTCCTCCAGATGCTCCGGTAGTTCATCCAGAATACGGTCGAGCACGATTGCGAGAGTTGTCTGTCCAGACTCGTCTACAAAGTACTCATCGTATACCGCTAACTTTGACAGGATGGGGCCAATAGCCTCTACATCCTGTGGGTCGAATAACCAGTGGCGGTCAGAGCCACCGGTCTGTGCGTATGTCGTCATGTCTACTCCTCACAGTTACACTGTTGCTGCTCGAGTTCCCTAACATAAGCCAGTAACTCTAACATACCACAGTGCTTCATGGTTGCAACCCATGCATTCCCGTACTGTCCAGCAGCCCGGTCAATGTACAGTTCAATCTCCGGACGGGGCATACTTGAATTTCCTCAAGATGTGCTCAGGTCGAATAAGAAAACCGCGTGATGGATTAGGTTCAATCTTGCAGTCTACCGGTGTACCCTCGGCCTCCACTACTATGCGTAGGTCTTCGGTTGGTAGAATAACGATAAGGCCATTGAGCACGAATGCCCAGTAGTCGGCCTTTGTTACTGACAATCCGGATGGTTCCCAGGATTGTGATGTCTGGTAAAAGCACTCGGTCTCCACATAAAGGTTACCGGTGTCCTTCCAGCGCAGGTCGGTCTTTACCTCGATAGTGCCGGATAGCAGGGTCTCAGACACAAGGTCTTCGCCCTCCTTACCCTTGCTAAAGTCAAGGTCGAAGTCGCTGAACTTGGTCATCATTAGTCGTAGTACCCCTGTCGTGACTTATTCACAACTGTCTCGTCATAAGTCCCACTTGAATAAGCAGTAACAAATGCAGAGCGAAGTTCGTTGCGTTGATTGGTCATTGTAGTTAGTTGTCCAATGAGGTTGTTTACCAGGGCGGTAAGTTCCACATTGTCAACAACTTCTGGGCGGTTGATTAGGATGTCAATCTCGTTCATTATTCAGGCCTCCAAAGGACTCGGTTAGTTTTTCTACTGCGAACTGCAGACTATGCAGGTCACCCTGCCAGCCATCATTGATGAAGACATTGGCCATTTCCAACTCTTCTTGAGTGAATCCAAACCAGTGTGTCTTAGTCACAGTAGATACACCCACCATCGCAGATACAAGGTACTGTTGTGGCGGTCTTCTGTGTTGCATCATAAGTCAGAAGATAACCTATAGCATCGACAAGGTTGTCGCGCTTGGGAAGATTTAGTTCCCGGGCTATCTTCAACTGCACCATGCACAGAGCAACCTGTTGTGGTGTTACTTCTATGCCTAAGATAGGAGACCAGAGTTTAGCGGTGTCGAGAAAGTTATCATACGGATGTCCGTACGACGACTGCCTATCCCCGCTTACGAGTTCTGCTGCCTCTTCGGCTATGGTAGGGTCGATTGGTTTACGCTGCATCATTATCCTCCTGTTTCTTGTGTTTGATTTTGCGTGTGTACTTACGCTTACTGGCTACTGGACTGGCCGCATTGCTGCGACGCAGTTCCAGTAACCGGCGTAACTCTTCTCGTGACTTCTTGAGCATTAGAACGGGGAGTTCGCCTTCTCAATAGCACGCTTCATGTAGTAATCTTTGTCGCGAACTGGTGGAACATAAGACCCAGGTCCACCGGCAAAGTTATTTGCGACTGGCTCGAGTACAATACTGTGACCGTATGGCTTTAGGTTGTATCGAGTTGCAGGGAATGGTTCTCCATCCTTCATCTTCTTACATGTCACTGTTACTACCCCTGATGTCTCGTCGTGAGCCATCTGGATGGTTGTGTCAGTAGCACCACGGAGAGCGGTTGAGCCGCGCTCGCGGGTACCATCGGCACCAGTGTGATGGATGATGATTGGTGAAGCACCGGTTCTTGCACGAACAGTTTCGCACACATTGATTGCAACACCTACATCTTGTGCAGAGTTCTCGTCACCACCGGTGAGAGAGCGGGCCCAGGTGTCAATGATGAAAGCACGCAACGGTGATTCTTCATGTACTGCCTCAGCCGTGTTAGCAAGCATTGCTGATTCTGTCTTATCCAAGAGCATCACTGCTCGTGGTAGGATAATCAGGTTCTCCTCAAGTGCTTCGATGTCAGCCGATGGATGCGCTAACTTCCAAGCCTCGATACGCCACTTCATACCACGCAAACCTTCGCCTACGCAATATATGACCTTACCCTGACGCACCTTCGCGCCATTGAACTCAGCACCTGATGCAATAGAACATGCAACATCGAGAGCCCAAAAGGATTTAGTAGAGCCCGGTGCACCAAAGACTGTGACCATAGCATCTGCTGGTACATACCCGTCAATGACCCACTCCGGGTCTGGCAGGTTGTCCAGTTCATTCAGGGACAATGTCCGGAATAGCGGCATAGCCGCGCTTGCTTCCGGGTCCCGTAACTTGCGCTTGACTGGTGCGGGGGCTGGCTCATAGCCATCCTCGTCCTCGTCCCAACCAAGTGCTGCTGCTTTCTTGCCTACGAATTCGCTTAGCGGTGATGGGCCTGGAAAGAAATCCTGCTCTTCGCCTGCTATACGACCTTCGTCATCGTAGATGTATCCCATGTTAGACCTCCTCGTCTGGTTCTTCTGTTACATCGTCTGCGTCAAAATAGAACGACACCGTCAACTCTTCAGGCATCTGTTCGTTGGTTGGCCAAGTAATGTCTTGACCTGCTGTAAGCCACATGTACGAACCGACAAGGGCTCGTGCTGCTGCGCTTATAAGTTCCAGTACTTCCGTCTCAGAGATTTTCTCTCCGACATGTGGGAGTGCCAGTGTGTTAGATTCGAGAAGGTCTCGTATCGTAGTCATCGCTGTCATAAGAAAGAACTTTATGTAGTCCGTGTTCTTATCGTAACGCAGTGACAACTGTCGAAACAGTTCCTCGAAGTCTTCGCTGCCGAGACTCAAGCCGGTGGAGCGTGCCAGTTCTGTGGCGTGCTCCCAAGCCAAGTCGTTTGCGTCTTTCTTTGCTGTGTCTAAGTTGGTGAGGGATGTACCGATGGTAATCTCTACCAGGTTTTCATCATCTTCCTGTTGCATGTGTCACCTCCTGTTCTCTGTGATAGTGGAAACCCCGGGCTGTATTCCCGGGGCTCCATGACTTCATGTCTTAGGCAGAGAGGGCTGAGAATGCGCCGTACTTTACTGCTGCATCAACGGCCTTGTTTGCCCAGTGGAAGTACAGCGAACCATCACTGTTGAACTTCGCACGGGCTACGGCCTTTACACCACCACGGTCTGTGAAAACGAGGTCTGCTGGGGCCTTGTCACGGAATGCTTCCTTCACCTTGATGTTGCAAACAGATGAGATAGCCTTCCCTGCTTCTGCGTCACGACGCTCATCCCAAACATCGAAGGCTTCTGGGTTGAGACCCTGACCTACGAGCCAGTTGGCTGCGTGCTGCTTCATGACATCGCCAGAGATTGACGCTGTCGAAACATAACGGACCTGCTTGTTGCTGTCGAATGCATCGACTGCTACGCGCCAGTCCAGTCCACCGTTACCCGGTGTTGCACCGTTTGCTACCGAGCGGATTGCATCCGCACCGGAACCAGCCGGGGCTACGATACCGGCTTGTGTGCCGGGAGTTACCTGAACGGTTGTACCGTTCTCGGCAATGTAGTTCTTTACTGTGGCCGCAGTATCCTTTGCGATTGCAAGGCACTGTTCGGTCAATAGTGCAGCGATTTCTTCTCGCTTTACGAGAGCATCAACTTCTGAGATTGGTGTTTCAAACTCATTGGTCTGCTCCAACTTGATGAATGCATCAACACCGATTGACTTGGCGTTGAGTGTGATTGCTACGGAAGTAGACTTTACTTCCTTTGCTGGTGTATCTGACATGTTATACCTCCTCGGTATCGGTTGTTGTCGTTATTGTGGACTGTGCCGTCCCGGAACCTTGTGTTCCAGACACGATAGATAGTGCCAGGTTAGACTGTTGGCGCACACGCTCTTTTACAAGGGCTGGCGTTCCGGACAGTGACCCGTCAACTTGGCATCCCTGAAAGAAGGGGCACCACTGTGATGAGCATAGAGGCCACTCTGTCTTACGAGAGTAGTTCTCTGTTGCTACAACCAGTTCTGCGGCTCGGATACGGTCTCCGAGTAGTCGGACATCTTCCAGGGATGGCTGCACCCGCAGCATCCTCCCCTTCTCGAAGTCCTTGCGGACACTTGTGGCTGTCCGTGTTACCATGTAAACCATCTCTGGCAGTTCTGTGATTTCTGGGAAGTCCTGACTTAGGACAAGAGCGGTGGAGTACATGGCAGCCTGTGTCATGTGCCCATCACCGTTCCTCCAACGGTCGAAGTTCTTTGCGGTCTTCCAGTCTACGACAAAAATAGTGTTAGTATCAGGGTCACGATAAACAGCATCAATGTAACCACCAATGGGTCGAGCCTCATCAACCAGTGGGAGTGTAAACTCTGGTTCGATTGCGACGACTTCCCATCCGAGGACGGTTGGTCGGTGGAATGAGTACCAGTTTCCGATTGCTCCTCGTAGATTGACGAGTAAGTCTGATACCATCTCTCTATCTCCGATTGCTTTTTCCAGTTCTTGCGCCGCATAGTCTTGCATCTCCTGCTCTGTTGTCTCGACTCCATCCTTGCGATTGAGTTCGTGTAGTTCGACGGCAGAGTGAAACGCTGTGCCGACTTCAGCGTATGGCTTAGGACCTTGTTCAAGTTCAAGGACATAAGTCAGGAAGTACTGCCATGAGCAGCCATCCAATAGGGATGACAGCGTGGACTGGTGCCAACGATACTTGCGAGCGTTTACACTTTCGCTTTGTTCGACTGCCATTCGCTTACCTCCCTCAACTTATCGATTAGTGGTTTCATGCTGCTGTACTGTTCATGGAACCAGGCCAGTTCCTCGGGTGTTAGGTCTTGTTCGCTCATTAGAAACCATACCCAAGAGTGTACCAAGTAGATGCCATGAGCGCAATACCCCAGCGTCCTGATGTTTCGTTGTCTGTCCTAAGCCACTTGTATAGGCATAGTCCGGTGAGTGCGAGCGCTATCATTCGCCAGTTCCAATCTCGGTGATACCCTTGACCGGGTATGCTGCGGTGATTACCTCGTCAGCCAGTTCTACCTGACCTGCTTCCAGCAACACTGCGTAGCAGCGTTCCAGTAGGTCCCGTAGTACCGAGTTGTCTGTGCGGAGTTCCTCGATAGTGTCATTGAGTCTCTCCTGCTCTGCGTCAGCATCATCGAGGCGTGCCTCTGACATTGTGACATAAGCAATAAGATGAACGCCAGCATCTGCCGGTGTGATAACCATCTTGCCGTCAACGATTTCTGCACCGAGGCTGTCGTATCCGATTGTCTCGGCAACAGTCTCGTACAGTCCGTTGATTTCCTTCTCTACTGATTCGTCCATCGTTACTCTCCCAGTTCTGTTAGTACGGATTGACCTTTGGCCAATAGGCGATGTGCCTTGCTTCGAGATACGCCGACTTGCTTTGCGAATACCCGGATGGAAAGACCGTCCCGTGCCGCCTCAACGGCTGCATCTACGATGCGGTCCTCGCGGGCTTGCCGGATACCGAGAAACTTCTCGATAGCCTCGACCGTGTCATAAGACACACGCATCTCCCGGGCGGTTGAGCGAAGGCTCATACCGTCCCGAAGACAACGACCAATACCCTGTACGATTGTGAGGGGTACCTCGTTGGTGACACGAGATGGGTCAGTGAGTCGTCGTCCTTGAAGGATGAGACGCAGGTCATCGGTGTCGAAGTTGCGGTTGTTGATGAGACCGTGGATACGGTGAGTGAGGTCATTGAGAGACGCCTCCGGCCACAGTGCTGCAAGGTAGCGGATGCGAGAACGCAAACGCTGATGATTGCTGATGACATCTTGGTCGAAGTCAGCAGGCTGCACATACTCTAACAGCGGGAGTTCTTTCTGCACCTCTGCTTCGCTGTCATAAGGCAGAGAGTGTGGGTGTGGCGCTTTGCCACTGATGGTGTCGAGAAGTAATCTCGCACCTGCTGTTGGGTCTGTCATTGCATACCTCCTCGGTATTTGTAGGTGTCCCATAAATAGTGCTGGTGTGGGGAGTTGTTGCACACAACCCTTCCAGTTCATCCAGTAGACCGGTGCGCCCCATTAGGGGGCGCCCAGTTATCCGGATTCCCGGAACCCGGTCTTGACTGTATCTCCCAGCGACGGGGCATTCGAGCCAAGTGGTTTTCGCGAGCACTTAGGTTGCCGGATTGTGTCCGTTTTGTACCAAAAACAGTTTGCCGTTCGACTTCCTGTCTTATGTACAGAATGTGCCACCTTCGCGGCAACCTAAGCACCCCATCTACCGCGACAAACCACCTGATTGCAGATGGCAAGCGGCGCGAGAGATGAAGCGTAACAAGTAAGGACAATAATCTATCTTACTTATGACATACTATGAAGTTGTTAGTTGTATGAGGTACCAGTCCGGTATCCTCCGGACCACACAGGGGAGCGGCACTACTCGCTCATTACCGGACCTCCCGCAAAGGAGAAAAACCGGGAGACTCCGACCCTGTATGGCCTGGGGGACACCGGCCCGGTAAGGGGCCAGTGCCTGTCACTATTGCGGCATTGCATCGGTGACAAAGGTATTGCTATGAGTTGTCCATCAGCCATTCGTCCATCTTGGCCCAAGTCTTGCGTAAGTCAGCAAGACATTCGGTGCAGACGCCTTCGGCTTCGACGGGATTCAGTTCGCATTCGTAGCAGGGCTCAGAGAAAGTCATTGAGGTTATCTCCAACCAGCGCTCGGCCCTTGTCCGTGATGCGGATGGTGTAGTCTTGGCATTCATCAGACCACTCGACCTTGACGAGGCCATTGGCTTCCAGTCCCAGTAGGATGATGTCGGCTTCGATGTTATCCATTGATGTTCCTCCGTTCGTGTTCAGCAACGCACATCCGGCAAAGGTTCGTGCGTAAGTCAGTAAGGGCTTCGACCGGTAGGGAGATGTGGCATCCCGGGCATACCTTGTCGTCCCGGATTGCCTTGATGCGGGCGGAGTTCGCCCACACCTCTATCGTTCCGGGTGTTCCTTGCCGTGCCAGTGTCTCGGCTGCATCGACGGCGTCGTCCAGGTTGGCCTGCACGCCCATCGTGATTCCGTTGACCAGTATGTAGTGGGGGGTGATGTTCATCGCTTGACCTCCACCTTGATTACATCGAATGATTCCTCGGCAAACTCATCTCCGGCCCGTATGATTACTCCGATGATGTCCTCGATGTGGAAGTCCAGGGCTTCATCCTCGGGGTTGTGGGTGAATGTCACTTCGAGGGTGATTGTGGTCTGCTGAGTATGGCTGTCATAAGACATTAGTTCTCCTCTGTTGGTACGGTGGTTGGTAGGTTTACAGGGATGAGGTAAGCATCCCGTTGTGATGCGATGTATTCGGCATCGACGAGCCGGTCAGTATCTCCGGCGCCGTCCAAACCGGACCATTCGCTTTCAGTGAAGTTGGATGTATCGATGATGACCAGTCCATCGGCGTCGCCAAATGAACCGTCAGCAGCGAAGTATGTCCACTGTGGGGTGGTGCTCATAGGTAGTGCTCCTTTGTCATAAGTCCGCACCAGTCATTGTGACTTGATGTGGGGCGGATGCATTCGCATCCTCCGTGCCACTCCCGGACTCGAACCGGGATGTCTGCCAGTGTGGCGGTTCTACTGGAATGGTCCTGTGGGGGTAGGGCCCGGGCCAGTAGGGCCCGTTGTGTTGCTGTTGTTATTTGCAGATGGTGCACTCCGCGTCCCCGCAGGGGCAGTCATCGCAGTACCCATCGGCGTCCGCAGTCCAGTCGAAGCAGGTGTCACAGAAGTACAGCATAAGACATCACTCCTCATCCGGTAGTAAGGCGGGGTAGGTCCAGTCAACATCATCCCATAGCAGGATTCCGTCAGTGGTTGGGGCGTCTCCCAGGTAGTCGAGCCAGTTGTGGATTGCTTTATCAGCGGTGGCTCCGTCAGGTGCCTCGACGAGTACATCGAATGAGAGGCGTACAGTAAATAGTTTCTGTGTCATAAGACCTATCTCCTATCTGCCCAGTGGATGAGCCCGGCTTCGAGCATTGCGTTTGCCATCCGGCCATAGGAACCTTGTAGGGTCCAGGCTGCACCGGAATCTACCAGTTCTTGGAACAGGTTGATGGTGCTGTCCTCATCGAGGTCGCCATTCTCGAAAGCGATGATGTCGTTGATGTCATAAGCCATCTTACTCACCATCCCGATTCTCATCCTGTGCCCAGTCGAGGGCTTCCCATACGATGTCCCGGCCCAGCCAGTCATTGAACGCATCGAGTACATTCTCTGCTGTGTCATAAGACAGGCCATCTCGGGTTGTTGCATCTTCCGGGAACTCCACCAGTGTCTTTGGGTTGCCAGCGATGTAAGCGTGGTATGCGGATGTGATTGTCAGTGACCAGTGCTGCACACGAGGTGCTGCATCGAACCACTTCATTGATACTGCTTGATTGAGTGCGCGTGTTGCGCGTGCTGCTACGAGTGAATCACTCATTGGTCGAACTCCTTCTTGTTAGTGTGGCGACGGACTGTCCGTCTCCGTGTCCGCCCGGGGGTCGCACCCGGGTCCCTGCTTGTCGGACTCTGCTACCTATCGTCCGGTGTACCTACCGAACCCGCACGGTACCAGTTGTGCGGTTGTTGTTGTGTCTTATGTCAGTCTCTCCTTTGCTCGGGCGTCAGCGATGACGGCGGCGATTGCTGTTGCTTGCAGTAAGTTGGGGCAGGTGCTGTACCGTGCCCGGGCCTGTGTTCCCGGTGTAGTCTTCAACCACTCCGTGATTGCGGCCCGTGTCGCGGCGTCCAGTGCGCCATTGGCGCGGTACCGTTCGTTGGGGGTAGTTGCCCGCCGCTGCTTGATGCGGCAGGCTACCAGTCGTCCGACGGCTCTGTCATAAGTCGGCATCATAGGAACTCCGCCGGGTCTCGGTCTTCGAAAATCTCCCACAACTCCGCGGCGTCGAATGCTTCCGGGTTGTTGTAGTATTGAGTGAGATTCTCCTTGATGCGGTCGGCTTGCTCATCGTTGAGTTCTGTCTTATGCATTGTCTTGCTCCTCTCGGTTGTAGCGCTTGATTGTGCGCAGTACAAACGCCAGTGCGAATCGCGGGTCGTCGTCCTCGGCACCGGTCTCGTCGTACCACTCACGCAGGGCGTCGGCCCAGTCGCGGTGATTGCGAACCACTCGGTCCCACGGCTCGCTGCTTGTGTCTCCTCCGTCGTATGCGTCGCGGATGGATGCCTTGATGTAATCAACCACGGCGTCCGGGATGATGCTTGTATCTATCATTTTATCTATTCCTTGTGTCTTATGTCCGCAACGGTCTATCCGTTATCGGTTCTCGGGTGTGCTCCCGATAGTGCCCCGTGCCGGTGTCGCTCCGGCTAACCGTCCTCCGACGGGGCTTCTGTCTTATGCCGTGGTGTACTCCTCACCGCATCCGTTGCAGGTGATTCCGATTGCCAGCACCGATGCCGCTGCTCTAACCTTGTTGCCGCATCCGCAGGTTGCGATTGGTAGGTTGCGGTTGCGGCCCTTTGGGGCTGCTGACCCGGTGCCGGGTGCGGCGGCCTTGAATCGTTGGCTCTTGACGGTGTGAGTGAACGCGCCAGCGAACTTCTTGACGGTTGAATCTGGGCACTCGGTCGCGCTCCACCCGATTGCCCGGGCTTCCGTGATGATGAGCCCGAACTTCTCTTCCGCGGTCTCCTTGAACTTCTTGTTGTGGCGGCCGTTGGTGTCGCAGTCGACAATGCCGTTGGCCAAGTTGTACGCGTGAGCCATCTCGTGCAACAGCGTGCCGAACACTTCCGCCGTTGGGCGGTTGATGTACTCGGCGGCCAGCGCCACCTCATACGAATCGGTGCCAGTTGCTGTATCGGTCCACACCTTCCGGACGGTTGTGTGTCCGTACTTCTCTGACTTACGACGCGCATCTCCGTTGAGTCGCTGAATCACGATTGTGACGCGGGGGGTGCCCGGCACCTTCTCGGTGATGATGTCGGCGGCGCGTTGCAGCGCTGCAGTTGTGTCGGCAAGTGATGATGCCTTGATTGGGGTAGTACTCATAGTGTCGTGCTCCTTCTTGTGATGTCCGCACCGGGCGTGCCCCGATGTCGTCTTCCTTACTTGTGCCGGTACCATCGGGCTTACGCACGGGGTATCCGTTGTGCAGTTGTTGTGAATCCCGATTTGGTGATTCTAACGCTTGCTGTCTTACACTGTGAGGGCGGGTGACACGAATGCAAGGGGGTCAAGGTGAACAGTTGGTGAACAGTTCCTGTGAGTTTCCTGTGAACGGATGAGTCCCGATTGGGTCCGGTTGGGGTCCGGGCGGGGTGCATCCTTATGCATCCGGGTGCATACTTATGCAGTCCGATTTGCCGGGGTGGTTAGAACGCATCGGGCCCCTTCCAGAATCCCGCCCCGCATCCCGGTCCGGTCCCGACCCGGTCCCCGGTTGTGTCCGGTCCCCGGTCCCCGTCGTCCCGTCCCTCCCGCCCCGTCCCTCCCGACATAAGACAGGACAACAGGATGCAACGGGATGTGCAGGACGAGGCCAGTTGGGGGGCCCCGGGTTCCCCCGTGGCGGGGGGCCAGTAACCCCTTTACTATGCCAACGGTATTTTTTCATGGCTTTTAGGCCGGTCTAACGCCGCAACAGTGACACTAAATGTTACAATCATGTAAATTCTTTCTGAGAACCACCTGAGAGCCAAATGTCCGCAACCGTGTCCGACTGCAGCCCGCACCTGTCCGAAACCCGCTCCAGGCCGGACATTTACCGGACATTGAACCGGGCCAGGCGGGGGGCGAAAGTCCGCAACCGGACATGTCACGAACTGGGTGCTGCGGGACGGTACAGTAAGACTTACCGGCCTACCGGCAGCCGGGACGAACCGGGGAGGAAAACCTCCCCACGACCGGCTTATAGTAAAGGCCGGAAATCCGGTTATCCGGATGACGGAGCCCCTGAGGGGGCGGAGTCATACGGGATAGCCAGATACGATAGAACTTCTGACCTATGTACTTCAAAGTACGCACCGCTCCACCAGTACCTGTCAGAATGCCAATTTATGTTTGCCCACCGTAGGAGATAACTTTATGTCACAGCACAATCCCCAATGGGACGAGTACATCATGTGGCTCGCAACCCCAGAGCATGAGCGTGGCGCAGTTAGCACAGAGGACGAATGGGCCAAGACACACGGCTATAGCGACTCTCGTACTATGCGTCGTTGGAAGGCCAAGCCAGAGTTCCAAGAACGGCAACGGAGACTTACGGAGTCGATGGCGGCTAAGACTGGTGCGGCTATCGTGTATGGCGATAACGACGAAATCGAGATGGACGCTGATGAGCGTGACTATCGCATTGTTCGTTCTAAGTTAGTAGAGTCGGCCAAGCAGGGTAACCTGAAGGCCCAAGAACTCTTCATGAAACTTTATGGTAAGTCTTGGCTGGATGAGGAGCAGGCTGCCCGAGCATCCGACTTCTCCAACCTGGAGTTACCAGACCTGGTGGCACGGGCCGCGGCAGCGGTCGAACCGGAGGTTCTGGCGGGGGCTTTGCGGGAACTTGGCTGGACGGTCACAGAACCCCTGGGGGCCTAATGCTACAACTCGTGCATGTATTTGAGGAAGAGAACCGCAGTTCGTGGAAGCACCACCTGCGGGCTTTCTTTGGCCATACGCCAGATGATGGCGATGATTATAACCCAGAAGACCAGACCTACATCGTTTGCTACTGTGGAGGGCGTTTAGTGCGTCTTGGCGAGGATTCTAACAACCAGGAAGTATGCGCTGTCTGGCATAACCTTGTAAAGATAAAGGGTGATGACGATGGCGACGAGTAAAGAACACCGCAAGCAAATCGAACTCAACCGCCTTAGGGTGGAACTTGAGTGGCGTCGCTGTGCCAATGATGAGGATTACTTCCTCCGTAACTATGTTTTTATTCCCTCAGAGTCTGACCCTCGAGGCCGTGTAAGGTTTGACCTGTTTGACTATCAAGAGGAGTTACTCGACCTCTTCAAGTCAAACCGATTTGTTATTGCCCTCAAGGCCCGTCAGTTAGGTTATACCACGCTCGCTATGGCTCACGCCATCTGGCTCGCCTTCTTCCGTCCAGGTGCAACCATTCTTGTCGTAAGCCAGACCCAGAAGTCCGCTAACAAGAACCTGGCCCAGGCCCGTCTTGCCTACCAGTTCCTGCCTATCTGGATGAAGGAACGGGCACCGAAACTGATTGCGGATTCTACGGACGGTCTTTCATTCCAGTTCAACGATGGTATGATTTCTAAACTCAAGTCAGCAGCGGCAGTCGAGTCTGTGTTCGCTGGTGAAACCGCAACCCTTGTAATCCTGGACGAGGCCGGTCTTGTAGAACCAGCAACCCGTCAAGAGGATGTTTTCCGTACCCTGCTTCCTACTACGGATGCTGGTGGTTCGATGTTGATTATCTCTACATCTCGTGGTAACTACAACCGCTTTGCTAAGACTTTCAGAGGAGCCCGTCGTGGTGACTCTCAGTTCGTTGCGTTCTTCAAGCCGTGGAATGTGTCGCCGTTTATGCAGTGTACCGCTGACTGTGGTTGGTGTTCTGGTGAGAAGGGTTTGCGTACACCATGTCAAAGTAAGTACGACCTCAAGCGTCGTGAGTTTGCTGACCAACCGTGGCGCTTCTTTCAAGAGTATCCGCGAGACGAAGAAGAGGCTTTCCGTGAGTCTGGCCGTCCTCGCTTCATGGGGTTACCTGCTGAGACTAACTTTGCCGAGATGACCTTTAGAGGTAACTTCCATTGGCAGAATGATGATGTTATTGAATTTGTTCACGATGAGAACGGTCCTCTGCGTTTATCTACACTCGATGCAGATGATAATGCTTTTTATGTCATTGGCGCTGACCCTGCCTCTGGTGTTGGCAAGGACTACTCAACTGCTCAGATTCTAACTTATGACGAGAATGAGCGTATTCAAGTAGTTGGCTACTACCACAGTAACACTACACCTCCGACAGAGTTTGCGGCTGACCTTGACAAGATGGGCCGATACTTCAAGGGACGACAGTGGGCTGCACTACTTGCAGTTGAAAATCAAGGTGCTCAAGGTTCTCTGCCAATCAATGAACTTCATAAGCATCTGAACTACCCAAACGCCTACATGCACCAAATGTCAGGAACTAAGACAAAGAACAAGACCCGAATGTTCGAGTTCCCGATGACCCAGGACCGGCGCAAATCCACAATTGACCGGCTTGCCCAGTACCTGGTTTTCGTAGAGGGTGAGTGCCGTATAGACGGTATCTACCCACTATTGAGACAGGAACTTGGCCAGTTCGTTATGCAGGAGACTGCCAGCGGAAGCGTCCGCTACGCGGCAGATACAGGCTGTCACGACGACTTGGTCATGTCTTTAGCCATCGGGCTATGGGTTTTGGTGGAAGAATACCACCTGGCCTCCCCAGCCCCGGCTACTATTGAGGACAATACTTGGAAGCCCACTGGTCGAATAAGTTTGAAGTCCATCCGTGAGGCACGAGAGCGTGCAATAGTCGAGATGGAGGAAGTTCAACTACAGCAGTGGGAGGCTTTCCAAATAGGGTCTGATTTCATACGATGAGAGGTAACGATGGCAGATAATTACAAGAGCGGCTATAGTCTAAAGGATAAACAAGCCGCGATTCGCGATGCCCTGCGTCGAATGGAACCTGTGCATGTGCACTGGCGAATGCTCGAGTCACTGTATCGTACAGGCGCCCAGCGCGAACTGACGATGCTTGACCTCAACCGCATCCTTCCGTTCCCCGTACCGGGCTCATTCCTGCGTACCGTAAACATGGTACTTCCACACCTTACGATGATTATCAACTCTGTCGTACAGCGTGACCCTAAGTTTGTTGTTACACCAGTTGGTGGAGATGTTGCAGTTGTAGAACGCAACGCTAAGATTGCTAACTCTGTTCTTGATTATTTCTGGAAGCGTACTGACGCTACATCAACACTACGCGACATGACTCAAGACATGGTTATCCTCGGTAATGGTTTTGGTAAGACAGGATGGGCTTACTCAGAAGCAACCATTGACCGCACTGCAGATTCAGTATCTCTTGAAGCCGCTGACCTTATCACCGCTGCACAGGAAATTGCACTGGAGACCGGAGTACCGCTGGATGATAACACCATCAACCAGATTGTGGAATCGGTTTCAGTAACACAGCAACTTACAGAACTTGACGAGCCATACC